TCAACTATTTTATTAGCGTATTCAATTACTCTTGCTTCAGCAATCTCTGAATTATATTCAGGTGTTACTTTAGCTAATTGTATATCAGAAAGAACAGCTATTGCTACTTCTTCTTTCTTTGAACTTTTACTTAATATAGGTTTAGGTATCTTAGGTTTATCCCAAGTCCTTAAGTTAGCATTTACTGCTTGATATACTGCGTCTACCATATCTGCTTTTTTGTTTTTAGCTTTATCAAGTTGCTTTAAAAGATTTAAGTTATCTTTTTTAAGGTCTTGAATTACCCTTGATTCAGCTTCAGCAAGCATATCTTGCACTAATTTATCTGGTTTATTTGGCATTGTATAATTTTTCTAAGTAATTAGTCATTGCTGTATCAGATATTCTAATATCAAAATTGTCTTTCAATATTCTTGTTAAAGTATATGATTTCATTTTGACATTGTCTTCTGTGATTCTTTTTTTGACTGCTTCCCAAAACTCAGCGGCTTCAGGAGTAATTCTACTTTCAACGAAATTACCCCTGGAACCATACTGTGCTTCGTCCAACAGTTTATTTATGTCTATCATACAAATTAGTATAGCAGAATAAAAATTAATACAAATGAATTGAAGAGAAAGGTTGGCACTTACCCTGGGAAAGGAGGACCAGACCAGCCGCTAAACTGTGATGCCAACCTTGCCCTCATTATAACTGATTAAGTTCTAAAGCAAATCTCTTTACTTCGTCTATATCAGCTAATCTAGTAATGCCAGACTTCCTCATAATCTGGTTACATTCTTTTAATAAGTTTGCACTGCTTGTATTATCTGCACCAAATACATACATATCTGATACCCATATACGTTTAGGTGCTTGTTGAGATAACCAACGTAGTGCTGGACCATCTACTAAGTTACCTCCACCTGTCCACTTATCTAAATATTCCTGATTAACACGTTTACCTTTGTCACCAATAATACGTAATGAACCTACATCATAACTCCATCTTCTTTCAGTACGATTATTACTAGAGTTATACATAGCTATTTTTACAGCAGGTAACATCTGCATTATTTCTAAGATGTCATCACCAGTAAAGTGCATAGAACCTGATGCGTCTATTAAGATAGTACCACCATAAGTACGTTGTCTTTGTTTAAAGACTTTCTTATCTACGCACCATCTATTCATATACTTAGGATTAACACCGTAATCCATAGGTCTATACTCTCTACCACCTTTGATTTTACCTTGAAGGTTTACAGATAATTCTGGTGTGTATATATCCATACGACCCCATCTACCTGTCATATCATTGATGTCTGGTTCATAATTCATATCAGAACCTGCTAATAATGAAGACATCTCATACTTACTTTGAAGCATAGATTCTTCTAATGTTTTATTGTCACCTTCGCCTTCGGCTTGTGACTGACTAGCATTGCGATTAGCAGATTGTTTTTGTTTAGCAGCTTCTTTAGCTTTACGTATTGATTCATAAACCTGTTCGTCTGTTGGACGTTCACTAAAATCATCACGTAATTTGCTAAGTTCTTTTGCTACTTTACGAACCTTACGATAACTAACTGTAGTTGCATAACTATGTCTATTTTGTAGAATCTTTCTATAGAGTGTATTAGCTTTACTTATAGCCCAATCTATTTGTGCTTTTCTATAACCTGTTAACTCTCCAGAGTCTTGTACTTCTTTAGATATTTTTAAGAAGTTTTTATATTCTGGATTGTTAGCGTCACGATTCCAATAGTAATGACTATCGTCAGTTACGTGCCACATTTTAGACATAAGATAAGTAATAAGTTCATATTCTGAAAACTTATATATAGCTTCATAATCTAAACGTGTTACTTTATCTGGACACATAACCCAATCTTCCATTTCTAATCCTTTACGATTAAGTAAATAATTAATTCTTACTTCTTCGCAAACTTCTACAGAAAATGAGTCTTCGTCCTCACCAAGTTTACCTACAGTCATTGGTGACCATTTGACGTGACCTAGTTCGTGTCGTCTGATATATTTTGAGTGATTAATGCCACATTCTTCACATTCATTGTCTAAAGGTACGTGCATTTCTTTAGACATATTAGATGTGCGTGGCTGGTCAGCGTCTTCAAAGATACGCCAACCAGCTTTACCAGATACTATCTCTGGGAATGGTGCATTAACGTGATTATTCTTCCTCATTAAGCTTACCTAAATCTTGTAGGTCTGCTTCATCTGATAATGTAATCGCGTCAAGAAGTTCTTCACCTCTTTCACCAAACACTAACTGAGCTGCAATGTTCTTTTTAACATTTTTAGCAGTTAAATCAAAGAACTCTTTCCAGCTACGTATAGATAGTCTTGTGTCCATATCTTCTGATAAAGATGTATCAGATACCACTTTATGCCAAGACTTAGGAAAGATAGACAGTGCTTTAGGATGAATTGTATCAACCTTAATTTTTACTGGGAACCTATCTTTCAATGCCATAGGCAAGCTATCTGGTTCTGAGTTAGTTGTTGCTATAACAGTAAAGCCTTCTTTAGGTCTTACTGTTTCTTTGTTGTCATTGTTAAGTGTCAACTGTGCAATTGCTTTGTCATCCATAATGGCGTGTAAGAATGTCATTGCGTCTGGTGATGCGTGGTCAATCTCGTTGACTACCAATCTACCACCTGTACGCCACGCTTGTATTGCTATACCATCGTGCCATTCAAAGCCACCTGCATTGTTAGGTTTATAAAAACCTTCCAAGTTTGCACTAGCTGTATCTTCTGTCATTGTTATCTGATACACATTAGGTTCTCCGTCCATATTGTATCCGATTTTATTTGTTGCAGCTGCATATGTTTTACCTGTGCCTGGTGGCCCGTATAACAATATTCTGTCTGCGTTACCAATAGCGTTAGCTACTAAGTTCCAACAATCCATTAGATTGTCTCCTTTCTATTAGGGATATATCTACAATAAATGCCTACATATCCATTTTCTTTTTTACGTTGTTTAATTTCGAACTGACCTTTGTCTTTCAAGTGTCTGATATTTGATTGTTTCATACTCTCAATATTCTTTTTAACACCTGATATCCATTTATCAGATTCGCCAATTAAATACCACACTTCTGGTGTGGATAGTAAAGTTTGTACCTTTGCATCTGTTAATAGTTTTGGTTGTTTACCGCTTCTACTTAAACCAGCTGCTGGTGGTTCTTCTCTAGTAATGTTATCGTTAACAATACCCATTACTCTTCCTCTTCATTTTGATATATAGTTTCTATATATGCTAAGTCATATGGGTAAGGCATTATTCCTCCTCTTGATTAGCCCAATTAGCTACTTCAGATATAAAATTATTTGATTTTTCTATAAATTGATTTTCCATATCTAGATGTATCATATCTTTGTTAGCTAATAACAAGCAAGATATTGTTGTAGGTTCAGTATTAAACCAATTTTGAAATTGATTTTTATCCATTAGAAAACCATACATATCTTCTAATAATCTAGGTGTTATTTCTTCACCGTGTTCATCTTGCATATTTTGTGTAATGCTTGGCCAAGTAGCTGCTACTTCCATTTTACGTGTATCATCTAGTTGTTTTGCTTGTGCAATAGCACCTGTCATTGTGCTAGCACTAACAATGTAAGTAAATATAACTACTTCATTATCTTCTAACTCAGCCCAAGCTAATACATTGTCTTCATTTTGATTAGCAGTATTGTTATGTTTATCTGCTTTATGATATGACATAGTTACTTCGTATTTATGTTGCGCCAATTTAGGTGCTTTTTGTATATAAGCATTCCTATTCATTGTTCTTCTCCTTTACAATTTTTGTCATATGCTTTGTCAACTTGATACTCTACAGCTTCAGCTAACATAGCACACCATCCTTTGACTTTTTCATCAAGTCCTGAATAATTATTTGCAGCATTATTTAAATCATTAACAGTCCAGTTAATAACTTGTATAAGTTGCGAATGCGTTAAGCTTTCTAATTTGTCTTGCATATTCTCCTTTCAATTAGAAGGGCTGGTATGAACCCAGAAGGGAAAACCAGCCCGACTGTTACTTGTTATTTTTGATACGTTGTTTGTAAACACGTTCATCAATAACTACATTGTCTGTATCTTTAAATGTCTTTTGCTTTGGTGCATTTGTATCCCCATACGTTATTACTGTTTTACCAAATGCTCTTGACACTGCAATTACAGGCAAACTTTTATGACCTATTGTAATTAATTCATCATCTTCTGTTACATCTTTAGCGTATCTAGATACACCGTGTTTACAAGCTTGCATTATTCTTCTTCTTGTATTACTTCAACAACAGCTCTATCAATAGATATACGTTGGTCATCTAATGATTTAGCCCATCCATTATCTAATTCAGCACGTTGTAATATTGGCATTGGATAATTACTTAAACCAGCATTATCAAATTCAATATCCCAAACATTTTTAATACGTAAATTATATTTGTTTGCTATGTCATCAAGCAATAAAAATGGTTCACCCCAAGCTGATTCAAAGTTAAGTACTAATGTTGTTTTAGTTTCTTTAAGTATTTGTGTGTTACAATCACCCCATTTAGTACCCCAGTTTTTATATTGCCAATCAATACTATCCATTGCACCTGTTAATTTAAGTAATTTTGAATACTCTTCTTCTGTTACACCTGTTGGGTTGCCTTCTTTATCTTCACGCCACAATCTATATCTAACTCCGTCAATAGTTCTTGAACCAGAATGTATACCTTTAAATATATCTGGTGTGTCATTAACATTTGTCAATGATATTGTGTCGTCTTTATTTGTAATTACTTCACGTAGTTCTTTTAAAGCTTCAGAACTACCTGTAATTTCTATTGTATTGTCTGTCCAATTTGGCATATATATCTCCTTTCTAAAATACCGTTACAAACATATCACATTCTTTGCAGTAATATTCATCATCTTTTGTATCATCTACAATTAATTTTTTACCACAATTTTCGTGAAAATAATCTTCCATCATAGGATTTAAATTAATATTTGTTTCAAGATTTCTTAAGTCTTGTTTAATTTTATAATCCCAATAGATATCTTTAATTTTCCATTTAAGATATTTATATAATTTCAACTTACCTCCTTTCTATAGATAGCTTGTAACACACTAATTAGAACGCAATATCTCTAATCACATTTGCAACTGCTGTGTGCTACAAGCTACCTACTAACTTTTGGTATAGATAGCTTGTAACACACTAACTCGGTTAACACAGTTGTGTTTCGCACTGTGGTCGCTAATGTGCTACAAGCTACCTACTTTCAGTTACTGGAACAACAGGGCAGTTAAACCAGTTCTTACTTGTAAGTAGCTCGTCATTATACTGGGCTGTATAATGTTACTCTTCTTCTAATAATTTTTGTACCCATTCCTCTCTAGTTACTCCTGTTAAAGCAATTTTTAATGAAGTAAATAATTGTAATATTTCATTAAAGTATTGGTCTTTAAGAGTTTCTTCTCCTTTACCTTCAGTATAAAAGGTTACATCAAATAAGTCACCCCAATTATGTATAATTGTAATACGCATATTTTCTTTGTGATAATTTTTAAACTCTAAAGTTAAACCACCACGTTGATACTTTTTACCTTCTTGATGTTCAGTAACTTTGCATTGACTATAATCAAAATCTACTTCTTCTGCGTAAGCTTTGATTGCGTCTGCACTATCTGTGTACATTCTCATTTTAATATATCCTTTGCTAATTCATTAATTTCCATCATCATTGTGACAACTTCATCTGGTACATCATCTGTTTCGTTAACAAAATCAGTAAATCCTTCACGAATATGGTCATTAGCCATTGACATAGCTAAAAATTTATTCATAAATTCATCATTGTTTTTACTTAATTCATCAACAATAAGTGTTAATATTGATAATATATATTTAATTTGCTCTTCCACTATTCCTCCTCCATAGCAATATCTAATAAGTATTGTGTTAACTCATCAAATGTTTCACTAAGTGTTTCTTCAGTAACTGTTTCTGTATAAGGTAATGTATCACTACCTGAATATTCAACATACTCATCTTGATATGGATAATCATATGTTATTTCATATCCATCTTTGCTTTTAGTTACATCCCATTGTAATGAGATATTATCTAACGTCATTAAAAACTTAATACCGCCCAGTTTATTAACTTCCCCTGGTGTTTTTATTATGACATCAGTTATTGCGTGGTTCTTTAATACATTAGGTATCATATCTAATATATCTCCAGCTACTTCAGTTGTTATTTCACTACTCATTGTTCTCCTTTCTATGCGTAGTAGGCCCATTCGAACCCGTGTGGGAAGAAGGGCCGTGTAATATTATTTAAATCTAAACAAATTCTTTATTATGTTTTTATATGTCCATTTACTTTGTCTATCGTGTATATCTTTTTTAGATAGCCATAGTAATTCTTTCCATTCATAATGTAATAGTTTAGGATTTCTAAATAATACAATTAATAATGTTACAATGTTTACAACTTCCCAACGTGGATGTCCAAACCAATAACCTGGTTCTCTACCACTATGAGATGTTGAACCGTAATTGTTGTAACCATAAATTAAGTTGAATACTTTATGTGCGTGTTTATGACATAATATAATTTCATTTTCATTTTCATTTTCCATTATTAAGTTGTCTTTAAAATCGCCATATGAACCAAACCATTGTAACCATAAGTTACCTTCGTTATGTTCGTCAACAGTAACTTTACAGTTTCTATAATTACACAACATATTCCTCCTCTATTTGTGACAATTGATATTCTTCGCAAGATACGCATAACAATGTAGATAATCTTTCTATACGTTCATTAAGCATTTCTATTTCACAATATTCTACAAATGTAGATTCTATGTGTTCACATCTGTAGGGTATTTTAACCATTTCAAAATGTTTATGAGTGTGTATATGATATCTGTCATTGTATGGATTAAGTATTTGTTGTCTAGTTGCCATATATCTCCTTCGTCTTTATGTGTAACTAATCTATGCTTTGCAATAAAAAAAAGGCTATAGAGTGCCATAAGGGGCTGACACTCTACAACCTGGTTAAGCTTTAGTAAGTAAAATCTCCTTCAGCTTTTGTTGGTGCATTCCATATATCTGTAATGACTAACTCATTTTGATATACAGTTTGTCCATTCTTTTGATAGTTATTAGCTTGAACTTTACATTCAACCATTAATCTACCAAATGGTCTTTGCTTACCTTCAGTATGATTTGCTTCAAAGAACTCATTAATTTTCTCTACAAGTTCTTCTCCATAAGCTACTGCATTTAAAGATGCTTGCTTATTATCTCTACCATCAAAGATAAACTTAAGACCATTCATAAATTTATCTCCAGTTTTTGATGCAACTCCAACATTTGGACTTCCATCTTTTGTTAATGTAGTCAACGCACCCGTTGCTACGATTGTATTCACTTTGTCAAGTGAGTTTGGATAGTTTGATAACACCGTATCTCCTTTCATATTATCCATTTTTTTATTGGCGTTCCAGCGAACCCAGGCGGGAAGCGGAACGTCAAAGCTTAAATCCCAACACTCATTACATAAAGTGCCGTTTAGTGTTTTTGTTTTATGTTTCCGTTTACATTTTGGACACATATTATCTCCTTTCATAAACACTTATGAGAACTTGACACAACTTCAAAACCATTGCGCTAAATGGTGTTGCTCCTTTCAAGTTCTCTTAACTATTTACATTATTTATTTTGGTCGTCAAGCTCTGCAAAATAACTAATAGCGTCATTACGTAAAATATTTTGTTCTTTACTAATTATTTTATTTAATCCGCCTTCACTAATATCTTTAATTTGTTGTTCATTTAATACACCTAAACTAGCTAAATTATTAACTGCTTTGTGTAATATCTCAATACTATCTAATAACTTTTCGCTCATTAGTAATTCCCTTCTGCCTTATCATTTAACATTAACTCGTTACAATACTTTGCCATTGATATATAATCTGTATTTAAATCATCAAACTCTATATTCAATGGATGATAATAATTATCAAACGCACTTATCATTTGTTTTAATTCATATACTTTCATTTATCCTCCTTAATAAATAATATATAAAAAATCATAGGGGAAGAAAAAACCCCCATAGAAAGAAAGCGGAAGCCGAACAAAAAATTATTTCGTTTTTATTTTGCTACCACTATATTGGAATTAAAAAAAAACCTAAGGGCTAGCTATCTAACCAACCCTTAGGCTTCTTTGATTATATAAGTGAAGTAATATCTACACCAGCATTAACTAAAGCTTTAAATCCACATTTTCTATGAATATTAAGAGACTTAGTATTAGCTGTTCTATAACCTTTATCATTAGTTGTATTACTCCAGGATTTAACAACGCTAAACTTACCATCTTTAACGCCACTTCCACCATCGGCATATTCTACAACTTCCATTACTTCATCACATATTTCACAATTATTCACATTAACTCCTTTCATAACATAATATAAATAATCATAGAAAGATATATATACCCCCATTTAAACGAACAGGGGATGTAAGCAATGACTATTTTTTTTATTATATTTAATAACTGTTAACTGGAAGTAATCTAGTCCATATAACTTCATATTGTCTTACATTTCTACATATGGACCTTTGACTAGCACATCTTAACTTAAGGTCCTTTTATTTTAAACGTATGTAGTAAAAAATATGCTGGTAATCTGTCTGGATACTGTATGGTGGCTATTTAGGGCGTAGCGGGCTATACAGTAATAGTCAATGTTTAATTGAAGTTTTTCTAAAGTTCTTGAGTACTCAGTTTGCCTTTCTAGTGTACTGTATTACCAGTCCTGAGCTTTCTGCCTCCCGATGGCACCTTTACTTGTGACTATTTACTAACCTTCAATGTTTGTAATTTAACTTAATATATCATATAATTCAATCTATGCAACAATCTATGTATAATTAGTTTTATGACAGAAAAAAAAGCAACACGAGTTATCTGTGCAGCCACTAAATGTAGAAAACGTTTAAAAGGAAAACAACGAAGATTCTGCTCTACTCAATGTAATAAAAGAACCTGGGCGGCAACAAAAGCACATAACGATAAGATTACAGAAAAACCAATCAATAATCATTTAAAACTTGACGATGGTGAATTATCTATGGTTAGACGAGGCACACACTATGATTTATTCTGCGAAAAATACGCGGAGGACCTAGCAGACGGCACCCTCACTGCCAAAGAAGTAGCCATAGACATAGGTACATCTCCAGCACAAGTATCAAGAATGATGGCAGCATACAAAATAGATACAAAGAATGCAATTGCAGCAGAAGACTGGGAAGTAAACGAAGCAGCGTTAGCTGCATTAGAAAATTTTTCTAGCTTCCGCGATAAATACTTTCGTACAGAAACGGGGGAAAAGTACGAAACAGCAGACTTTCATATGAACTGGATAAATAACATAATAGATTCAATTGAACACGGTAAAGAATTAATTATATTATCCCCACCGCGACACGGTAAAACAGAGTTATTAATACACTTTGCTGTATATCAGATAATGAAAAACCCAAACATAAGAATTATGTGGGTAGGTGGTAACGAAGACATAGCAAAAAATGCTGTATCAGCGGTATTAGAACATTTAGATGATAATGAAAGATTACAAGAAGATTTCTGTCCACCAGGTAAAAACTTTAAACCAAACAATAGGTCAGGAAAAATGTGGTCACAAAACCAGTTTACTGTAGGTACTAGAACAGTACCAGGTATTAAATCACCAACTATGGTTGCTGTAGGTAAAGGTGGAAAGATTCTATCTCGTGACTGTGATTTAATTATTGCAGACGACATTGAAGACCATCAAACTACTATGCAACCTGGTGCTAGAGAAAATACAAGACAGTGGTGGACTACTACATTATCATCACGTAAAGAGGAACATACTGCTGTAGTAGTAATTGGTTCTAGACAACATCACGATGATTTGTATCATCACTTACTTGCTAATGATTCTTTTGAACAAATAGTAGAAACTGCACACGATATTGAATGTGGCATACCAGAACACTTACCAGATGAACATATTGACTGTATGTTATGGCCAGGCAAAAGAACTTATAAATGGCTTAATACAAGAATGCAAGCAGCAGAAACTACAGGTGGTAGACAAATCTTTGAGATGGTTTATTACAATCAAGCATTTGTAGAAGGTACACAAATTTTTACTATAAATATGATTGACCAATGTATGCGAACTGATTTAGTTATTGGGCAGGTACCTGGCAATTTACATCTTGTTGCAGGACTTGACCCAGCATCATCTGGTTATCAAGCTGCTGTACTATGGGGTATTAATGCTGCTAGAGGAGAATTATATTTAGTTGACATAGAAAATAGACAAGGTGGTGGTGTTAAACACGCATTGCAAATAATGTCTGACTGGCTACACAAGTATGACTTAATGCACTGGATTATTGAAGAAAACGGATTTCAAACAGCTATTAGACAAGACGATAAAATAAAAGAATTTGTATTACGTTCTGGTATTACTATGCAAGGTCACATAACTGGAAATAACAAACACGACCCTATGTATGGTGTAGGTGCAATGGCTAACTTGTTTGAAAATCAAAAAATACATTTACCAGTTGGAAATTCAGAAAGTCAGAGTAAAGTTAATGCTTATAGACAACAATTACTATATTTTGATGGAAAACCAGTTTCTAAGCGAAACAAAGAAAAAACTGATATAGTTATGGCAGGGTGGTTTCCTATGAAAGTCTTTAGAAGGATGAACAAGGAACAACTCGCTGGTATGGGATTAGATTATAATCCTAGTTACACAGATTTTGGATATAGCGATTATAATGAGGCACCGTGGGGTTAGAAAATTTAGGAATTAAAAACTACAAAGAAATTGTAGACAACGCAACTTTCTTAGTTAATGGTAGACCATCTAAGGAACGTCAAATACAAAAAGCAAGGATTAAGTCAATCTTAAATGGTGGTCCTGCTGGTATGAAAGCATTACTAGGTGAAAAGATGGAAACTACTGATGCTGACTTACTACCAGCACCTAATATGTTACAGTCAGGTATTGACCGACTTGCACAAAAGATTTCAGGTATACCACAAGTACGTGTAGATATTCTTAATCACAATACATCTGATAGAGCAAAGTTTCGTGCAGAAAAATTAGAAAGAATTGTTACAAGTTATGACGAGAAACAAAATCTATCGCTACAATTAGGACAGGCAGCTAGATGGTTGCCAGGGTACGGTTACTGCGCTTGGATTATAACGACACGCACAGATAAAAATGGTTACATATACCCAACAGCAGAACTGCGTGACCCTTACGATACATTTCCAGGAAACTTTGGTCCTGACCAAAAACCACGTGAGTTAGCAGTATTAAGACGTGTACCTAGATATAAACTTGCACAACTATATCCAGAATTTGCTAAAGAGATTTTAAACCCAGAAGAAGAAGATACAGCAGAAGCTGCATACGGTGCAGGTGGATTAAATGATTCATACAACGCAAGTTCAGATGATGCTAACTGGGAAGATAATACAGGACAAGGTGTAAGAGTAATTGAATATTATGACGTAGGTGGTACATACATAATCTTTCCTGAAAAGAAAATGATTTTAGATTTTATTCCAAACTTTTTAAGTGGTCCTCCATTTATATTTATGAAACGATTGGCTTTTGATGAACTTAAAGGACAGTATGACCACGTAATAGGTTTAATGGCTATGATGGCAAAAATAAACATTATGTCAGCTATAGCAATGGAAGACAGTGTGTTTACAGAAACAAACATATCTGGTGAATTAGAGTCAGGTCAATATCGTAAAGGTAGATTTGCAATTAACTATTTATCACCAGGTACACAAGTAAGTAAACCTGCTAATAACATTCCTTATCAATTATTTCAACAAGTTGACAGATTAGAACGTCAGCTACGTATGGTTGGTGGATATCCCGTAACTGACGATAGTCAAAGCCCTAACTCATTTGTAACTGGAGCTGGTCTGTCAGAATTAAATAGCACTATGTCATTAATGATTAATGAATATAGAGAAATTATAAAACACGGCTTACAAGATATGGACTCTTTAAGATTAGAGTTAGATACTTTGTTAGCTGTACAGTACCCGCAGCTATCTAAGAAACCTATACAAGGTTTTTATGCTGGTACTGCATTTTCTGAAAACTATGCACCTACACAAGATATAGCTGGTGAATATAGAACTAGACGTGTTTATGGTGTTATGGCTGGTTTTGACGAACCACAAAAAATTGTAACTGGATTGCAATTGTTACAAGCAGGTGTTATAGACACAGAAACGTTACAAGATAACATTGATGGTCTTGACAATATAGCTAAAGTACAGGAACGTATTAGAAAAAATAAAGCAGAAAATGTATTATTTGAATCTGTACTTGCTAGGTCAGCACAAGGTGATATGGCAGCTACACAAGCTGTAATTGCTATTTATGAATATCCACAAGAAATGACAGAAATACTTAAAATGTTCTATACACCACAAGAACCACAAATGTCACCTGAACAACAAATGATGATTGAACAACAAATGATGCAACAACAGATGGCTGCAGGCCCTCCAAGTGTTGCTCAAGCATTAGGTGGTATGTAATGGAAGAAAAAGAATTTTGGAATATTATTGAAAATAATTTTGGAATGTATGATGAGTTAGATGAAGATGAAGCAAATCTTTTTGAACCATACAAACAACAAAATTTTACAATAATAAATCCTACACCTGGCATAATAATAATGATAAAGGACGAATTTTATGGCGAAATCTAGAAGAGGTGGATACAGGCAACCTAAAAATCCTGCTCCAGTAGCTACACAAGATAGAAATAGAACTGATGGTGGTCCAGGAAATCAAAAACAACCACTTAGAAGAATACCTGGTTTACCTTATGGTGAGCAAAAAGATTTAACTTTACAACAACAAGCTGCTCCATTAGCTGGAGGTGGACAAGCTACACCTATGCCACAACAACAAGCTCAACCAGCTAGACCAGATGTATTTGCTCCAACAGAAAGACCAATGGAACCTACAACACAAGGTGCTGCATTTGGTCCTGGTAGTGGTCCTGCTGACCAATTAGAAGATGAAACTGATATTATTCTTGCTGCGTTGTATTCTGTAAACCCACATCCTGTTATAGCGGAGTTAATTAATACTAGGAGCGTATAATGGGTTTTCTATTTCAAGACCCATTCCAAGAAAGAGATGCACTTTACGCTATTGATTCTTTAAATAAAAAATTTAAAGTATGGCAAGAAATATTTAAAACACCTCAAGGTGAACAAATTGCTAATAACTTAATTGAAACTACTACTGCATATCCTGCATTACCTAAAACGTTAGCTAAAGATATTGCTTTTACAGTTCCTGATGCTGCAAACAATAAAGAAGTACAAAACATTGTAGAGGAAGTATCTTTATCTCACGTTCAAGAACAAGCAGAGTTATGGGATAAATTAACAGAAGAACATTACAAATTTGGTGGTGATTTTGAAACTAATATGATTATTAGACCTATTGATTTCTGGACACTTGGATTATCTAAAGGTGGAGCTAAACCAGGAGATATACAATATGGTGTATGGGCTGCACAAGCTTATGACGGTTTATGGCAAAACTTTGGTTTAAGAGGTAAATGGGCTGGAGGTCTTGCTGGATTTGTACCTGCATTATGGGGAGGTATGCCTGTAGGTAGGTCACAAGCTTATGTAAGAGATTTAATACTTTATGATAAAAAGATTAGAGATGGTGCTACACCACAAGAAGCACAAGACGCATTAGCTATTGATGTAAGTTTTACACAAGTATCTGGTATAGGTGAAAAACTAGATATGCGTGGAACACTTAACAAATACGTTGATATGTTTAAAGAAGCTCACAAAATGGGTGGTGAAACAATATTTAGAGCTATGTGGAATGAAATGTCTGCTGGTAGACCAATTAACTTTAACAGAGACCATTGGATGCGTATGGAAACTCTTAAACCAGAAAATGACCCAAGGTATCAAGAGTTAATTACTGAATACAATTACTCACCAGAAAAAGCAAAAGAACTATTTTATAAATACAATGGTAGGCCATTAAAAGCTTATGACGAAAATGGTGAACAACATTATACAAGTTTAGATAATCCAGCCAGAATACATTTCTTTGCAGGTAGAAAATCTCACGGTATAACAGGTAGTTATACAACAAATATGAAATATGCTAATGATGGTCTTAACTTTAAACTTAAATCTATATACGATAATGAACCAGAACAAAGAATATTATTTTCTCCTGGTAGATATCAAGCATCATTGTTTGCTAAACCAGGTTCTGGTGCATACAACTTTATATCTGGTGCTGTTGACTTTAGTGCTATGGCTATTGAAGAGTTTGTAGGTGCTAAAGGTGTTAGTCAAATAGGTAAAGCATTCAGAGGATTAAGACAAATAAATCCTTTATTAGATGAAAGTACAAAAGTAATTGATATTGCCAGAGCTGGTAAAGTTTCTAACAACTCACCTCTTGACGAAGCTGCAGCTGTACTTGATGACATTGGTCCTAAAATTGATGGTACTAAAGCAGGAGATACTGCTGAAGGAATTAATGACAATTTAGGATTATGGCAAGGTTATAAAGCAAGACGTAAAGCTGGTGCTGTTGAAAGGTCAACTAGAAAAAAATACTTAGCAAATAATATTATGCCTAAAGTATTTAGAGAAACTAAAGATGAAATGCTTAACAGACCATTTATGTATCAAAACATATATGAACCTTTAGTAAAAGAAGTAGCAAAAGATAAAGATGTAGCTGCTGTATTAATGGATACAAATCCTATTTATAAAAACTTACAAAAAAGTACTAGACAAAAATTAATACGTGTTGCAGAAAAAAAAGGTGTTGAAGGTGTTAAAAATACATTTGGCCAATTAATTGATGAAGGTGTTTATGTAGATGGAAAAATACCTAGAGATTATTTACCAGGCAAAATGTTACCTAAAGGTGCTTCATTTTTAACAAATAAAATATTAATTGAAAATGCAAAGAAAGCTAAATACTATAAAGATTTACCAGACCCATCAGTATTACAAAGACTTGCAGGTAAAACTTATGCTGCAATAGGAAAAGAAGATGCTGCATTTAGAAGTCTTGGTAGCTTTTTAGGGAGTAAATTACAAACTCCTGCAAGATTTACAGGTAGAGCTGTAGGATTAGGATTAGCTGGAATTAAAGCATTACCTGGCGCACCAATTAAAGCTTTAGGTGCAGTAAGAACATTTACTAAAGGTCAAGCATTTAATAAAAAACAAATACGTTTAGTTAGACCTAAAAATATTGATGAAGTTGTTATTGGTCCACAATCACAAGTTGTTGAAAGAAAATTAATTAAAGACCAATTAAAAGAAAAATTTGGATTAAATGTACAACCAGGACCTGAGTTTGAAAAATATTTAGGATTTTCATCTGCTTTTTATTCTAATGCTGACCCATATTTTAGACAGCTTATGTCATCTGTACCAGATTTTGGAATTAAAGGTTTAAATAAAAATGCAGCTTATGACCAATTAGTTGCTCACTTACAAGTTACTGGTTATTCAATTGAAGAAATGGCACCAATATTAAAAGAGTTTTGGAATGTAGATTTTAGAAAAAAACGTTCTGTAGCAAAATTTATGTTTGACCAAAACACAAGAGACGTTGCAAGAGTAAAAGTATTAGGTGGTCAATGGGAACCAGTAATGAAAGCTTTTGCAAAAATGTACAATACAACAATGGAACAAGCTACTGCATACTTTATAGCTGGTTATGCAGATGAAGCTGTATCTATGCCACACGTAGGAAATAAATATACAAAAACAGAAAGAACTATTTGGCAAGATTACAAAGGTGAAACTTATGGTATTGATATAGGTTCAGCTCATTTATTTTCTGAGTTTGCAGATAACTTACAACCATTTATTGATTACAGATTAATTAGACGTGCATACGGTAGTGCTTGGAAAGAATTAGATAATGCTAATACTGCAATGAAAACAGCTGCAGAAAATGCTAAAGATGTAGGTAGATGGATAAAATATAATTATCATTTCTGGGATGATGTAGATGCACCTAATCCATATGCAAATGGATTTATTGGTACAAGTAAACTTAATGAAGATGCGTTTACAATTCTTGCTGATTATTACACAAGAAAGTTATTTAAACCATTTGTACTTTTAAGAGGTGCTTTTTTTACACGTGTATTTATGGAAGAACAAATGCGTGTAGTTGCTGCTGGTCTTGACGGTTTTTTTAATCACCCAATACATTACATACAATGGGTTACATCTGGTAAAACAGCTAGAAACGCTGCAAAAAATGCAGGTAATATGGATGAGTTGTTTAAA